CAAAATATACAATTAGCACAGTAACAGGAATAAATGCTAATCCTTTAGATTATACTTCTGAAAAGTGGATAGGAAAAATTTGGTGGGATATAGGAAGTGCTCAATTTATAAATCATCACCAAGGTGATATTACAGAGTCTACACAAAACTTTAACAAATTATTTACAGGCACAAAAGTTGATGTGTACGAATGGGTTGAATCAACACTCTTACCTAGTGAATGGGATACGCAAAGTGGAACAGAGGCAGGACTTGCAAACGGAATCAGCGGTACATCAAAATACGGAGATAGTGCTTACTCTGTAAGAAGAAAATATGACACGGCGTCTCAAACATTTACAAATTTTTATTATTATTGGGTTCTTAATAAACTGACAGTTCCTAACATGGAATCAAGAACAATTAGTGCATTTGATGTCAGTAACTATATTTCAGACCCTGCTTCACAACAATATAGATTTGTTGCTCCTTTAGGAGCAGATAGATTTGCATTGTATAATTGTAAAAATCTTGTAAAAGGCAAAGATGTAGGTATAAGTTGGAACTGGTGGACTATTGAAAACCAAGAACAAAACACACACAATCAATACCAGCTTGTGTCAGATGGATTAGCAACAAGTCAACCTCATCCAGATATTGAACAAAAATGGTTTGATAGTTTAGTAGGTTTTGATTCAAATGAAAGACCAGTACCTGATATTGATTTACCTACCAGACAAAAATATGGAAACTTAAATGAACCAAGACAAAGCTGGTTTGTTAACAGGACAGAAGCAAGAAAACAGTTTGTAGAAAGAGTCAATGACGTTTTATCAAAAGAACTTGTTGTAGATGAAAAAGACCTTTCTGGATTTACAGCAATTGATCCGTTGCCTACTATAGCAACTGGCAAATTTGATACAACATCTGATTCTTTTGCAGAAATAGGTTTTGTGAGTGTTGCAAGAGTTCAACGTGCTAGATTGACACTAGAAATAGAAAATGGAAATATAATAAATGTACTGATTCCTGAACCGGGTGCAGGATACATTAATCCACCAACTTATGTTATAACAGATAGCGAAGGTTCAGGAGGAGAATTAAAATTAATCCTAGATGCAAATGGTGGTATTTCTCGAGTAGATATACTGTCACCTGGACAAAACTATTCTACAAATGCAAGTATAACAGTTAGAGAATTTAGTGTCCTTGTTACCAATGACGAAACTGTCGGCGGTAAGTGGGCGGTATTTGCCTGGGACGGTACAGAATATCTAAGGACACAAACACAATCATTTGATGTTAATAATTATTGGGAATACATTGATTGGTATGCTACAGGATACAGCAAGTTTACAACTATAAATTATCAAATACTAGGAAGTTACCAATTACCAGCATTAGAGGATTCAATCGGCGATGTTGTAAAAATTCAAAATGTTGGTTCTGGTGGTTGGTTGTTATTGAAGAAAAAAGACGACCAAGTAGGTGTAGATTATACAGTAAATTATGATACAATCGGCAGACAAAATGGTACAATATCATTGAAACCAGGATTGTATGATAGTTCGAGCGAAAATATTGCATATGACGGTGCAAGTTTTGATAAGATATTTTATGATACAGAACCTATTGAAGAATTTAGAAGAATACTAGGAATCCTTAAAAATAAAATTTTTACTAATGATTTGCAAATACATTGGAACAATTTGTTTTTTGCAAGTTTACGATATGTGTTTACAGAACAACCTAATGTTGATTGGGCATTCAAAACAAGTTACATCAAAGCAAAACATAATATTGGTGAACTTAGACAAAAAGTTAATTTCCAAAATGATAATTTATCTAGCTATGAAGATTATGTCAAAGAAGTAAAACCATATAAAACTAAGATACGAGAATATTTAAGTTCATATGAAAAAATTGATCCTAGTAGTTCTGTTGTAACAGACTTTGATTTACCTCCTGTGTATAATGCAGACGCAGGTAAAATTATTCCGCAAAGCGTTCAAATTATTGATAATAAAGTACAAAGCGGCACCACAGATGTTCAGAGATATCCAAGCAAACACTGGATTGACAATCTTGGTTTTGAACTTACAAGTTTTACAATAGCAGATGCTGGAAGTGGTTATACAGACATTCCTAAAATTAAAATTACCGGTGGTGGCGGAAGCGGTGCTGAAGCTCAGGCATACATAGGTAACGGTAAGGTTACAAGTGTTGTTGTCACAAAAGCAGGTAGTGGATATCTATCACAACCAACAATTTCAATTGAAGGATCCTTAGAAGACGGAGGAACACCGGCAAGATTAAGTCCTATTTTAGGAAGAGGAAAAGCAAGAAGTTTACATGTGCGTTGTAAATTTGATAGAGTAACTGGTACATTCTTATTCAGCCAACTTAATGAAACACAAACATTTACAAGCACACTAGATCAACAAATATTTGATTTGAAATGGCCAATGCAATTAAAGTCAACACAAATTAAAGTTACAGTAGAAGGTCTAGAATCTTTAAGGAGTGAATATACTTTCACAAATAAAACCGACACTTCAAAAGGTTATACTAGAAGTTATGGAAGAATAACATTCACTAATCCTTTAGAGTTAGGAAAGACAGTAATTATAAGTTATGAAAAAGCACCGGATTTATTACAAGCACAAGATAGAATAAATCTTTATTACAATCCAACAACAGGAATGTTTGGAAATGACTTAGGACAGTTATTAGACGGTATTGATTACGGAGGAGTTGAAGTAAGCAGTTACAGTTTTGGAGCAGGTACTGGATGGGATTCAGATGGTTGGTTTACTACTACATATGATACATTTGATACAACATTTGATGATGAGATATTCCAAATGGACGGCAGTACAGAAGTATTTAATTTAAGTCAACCTTTAGCAAATGGCATAGTATATAATGTATATTTGAATGGTGTACGTATTGATGATCCAAACTTTGGCACATCTAATCAAACAAATGAAAATGCTGTAATGTCAAGTATTACAGGTGATGGTACTACAACCACAGTTACTATAACAAATGATATACAAAAATTCAAAGCAAATGATGTTGTAGTATTTAGAAAAACAACATCTGATGGTGCATTTTTACCAGATCCTAGATCATATGACACAATATTAAGTGGAGGTGATTTACAATTTTCTACAGCTAAAGGTATCAATGCAGAAGAAATAATCATCGACGGTGATGGATTTGTTACACCAACCACATCAAAAGGTCCAGAAGAACAAGTTCCAGGACAAGTTTTAGATACGGTGGATATTAAAGTTTTCCATAGACCAAGTCCGGGTGGAAGTATTCTTTCAAGTAATTCTTATAATGCCGATGGCAACACATTTGAATTTGGATTTGGTGTAACGCCACAAAACAAAGAAGGCTTGTTTGTAAGATTAAACAATATAATACAAAATCAGAATACTTATACTGTAGATTACAGATTGAAAAAAGTAAAATTTATCTCAGCACCAGCATCAGGCACCTCAGTAAACATTATAAGTGTTAGTGGTAACGGTGAAAATATTATAGAATTTGATGAATTTATCGCAGATGGGTCAACAGTTCAATATGTAACTAAAGCAAGATACACAAAAGATGTAGATTATTACGCTACTGTTGACGGTGAAGCTGTTGAATCTGTGCTTATACCTAGTTCAGATAGTACAGATGAAGATGCTAAATGTGTCATTGTATTTGGATCGCCTCCAAGAGATCAAGGGCTAATAAATTTTGCTGTGTACAGCAAAGTTGATAGTTTCAGTAAAATTGAAACACAGGAATTCACAGGAGACGGTTCGACAAGAATATTTACTCTTGCTAAAACGCCTTACAGCTCGAAGCCAAACAGTCATAATGTCATAGTGAAGCAAGGCAACAAAATTTTAAATCCTGGATACAATCAACAGTTTACAGTTACAGCTGGAGTAAGAGAATATTTCTTAGAAATATGGCAAACACCTATAGGAAGTTTTGATAATTCTGATGTGCTTGTTCTTTTGAATGGAAATGAATTGAAGATAGCAACTGAATATAATATTAGACCTGCAAACAGTTCTGTAATATTGGAGCCGGGTATAGGAAATATAGGAGACATTCTAGAAGTTTATATACGGACAGATGGTGAGTATGCTTTTGGAAGCATACAAGTAATAGATAATCAAAATCAATGGGTAGATAGTGGAGCTGATTTACAGTTAGATGTAGCTCCTGGTATCGGAGAAAAGTTAACAGTGTTTACATTTAATAAACATGACATACAAGATTTTGAAAGAATTAATTATGATGTTGTAGCAAGGTCTACACTTGCTATAGGATCTGAAGATCATATACAATACAATCATTTGAGAGCTGGTTTAATTGAATTAAGATACCCAGCCATTGATGCACAATTTGTTTGGTTAACTATAAATGGCATATTGCAAACTCCTAGCGTAGATTATTACTTAACAGATGACAAAAAATTTATAAAATATGATGGTATTTTAAATGATAATGATGTAGTTGAATTAATACAGTTTAGTTCACAAGGTCCAACTGAAATAAAATTTGGATTCAGTCAGTTTAAGGACATTTTAAACAGAAATATTTACAAGAGGCTTGGTGATGTTGCTAGTATGAAGCTTGTAAAAGATTTTGCTATAACAGACAAAGAAATATACTTAGACGATGCAAGTTCAATAAGTGCTCCTGATAAAACTAGTAGAATTCCAGGTATTGTGTTTATTAATGGAGAAAGAATAGAATTTTTAATTAAACAAGGTAATGTATTGAAGCAAATTCAAAGAGGCACATTAGGTACAGGTGCTCCTTTAGTGCATAGAGCAGGTAGTGATGTATTGAATCAAGGTATTCAGCAAACTGCTCCTTATGTAGATAGCACAATAGTTGAAAACTTTATAGGTGATAATTCAACAACAGTATTTGAATTAGGCTTTACGCCAACAAGTGTTAATGAATTTGAAGTGTTTGTTGCCGGAAAAAGACTAAGGAAAAATGCAATTCAAGTATTTGATCCTACAAAAGACCAAGATTCACCAGAAGCTGATATAACTGCACCAGCAGAATTTTCAGTGACAGGGACCACACCATATGTAACTTTGTTAAATACTCCTGTAAACAATGCAAAAATACAGGTAATTAGACGTCAAGGTAAGCGTTGGGCTGATCCAGGTGTTTCACTTAATGATGCGGAAAGTTTGGTAGCACGTTTCTTTAAGGCCGAAAAGGTGGAGCTACCCAAATAAATACAGTATAGGAAAATGATATGATAGACAACTTAAAAGAGCAAAATGGAGTATTACTGCAAGGACATATCAAAATCTCTGACCCTGTAAGTGGCGAAATCATTGTAAACAAAAGAAATGCTATTCATTATGAAAATATGAGTATTTCTTTAGCAGAAAGTTTAGCTAACGCAGGAGAAGGCTTTGTATATCAAATGGCCTTTGGTAATGGTGGTACAAGTATTGATCCAACAGGAATCATTACATACTTGACTCCAAACTCTACAGGTACAAATGCAAGTTTGTACAATCAAACATTTATTAAAGTAGTAGATGATCGAAGTGTTAATAACACAGATCCTGCTCGTAATAAGATAGAATCAAGACACGTGAGCGGTACAAATTACACTGACATTCTTGTATCATGCTTGTTGGATTACGGAGAACCAACAGGACAAGATGCTATAGATAATGCCACTAATGCAGATAGCTTATATGTGTTTGATGAACTAGGACTAGTAAGTTATAGTCCATCCGGTCAAGGCAGATTACTTACACATGTTATTTTCCACCCGGTACAGAAAAGTTTAAACAGACTTGTGCAGATAGACTATACAGTTAGAGTACAGAGTCTTTCAGGAATGAATGAATAATGGCTTACACGATTAATTACTCCGACAGCAACAAAGGAACTATTTCAATTGAAGATAGTACAATTAATCAGGCGACTAGCTTGGACATTCCAGGACGTAACACAACAAGTTACGGTTCAGTTATCGCAGAAAGCTTCTTGCATTTACTAGAAAATTTTGCAAACACAAGTGCTCCGAGAAATCCTATTCAAGGACAGCTATGGTACGATAGTTCAACAGGAGTAAACACTTTAAAGTTATATGACGGCACTGGCTGGATAAATGCTAGTGGATTGAAAAAAGGAAACACTGCACCAGATGTAGCAAACGCATTAACAGGTGATCTTTGGTCAGATACTGATAACAATCAATTATATATTTTTACAGGATCAGGTTGGACACTGGTTGGTCCAGAATATAGTGATGGTTTACTTACAGGATCAAAGCCTGTTGTGGTTACAGGTAAAGATGAAATAAATTACACAATACTACAGGTAGAAGTTGCAGGTAATCCTGTTGCAATTTATTCTACAAAAGAGTTTCAACCAAAAACAACTATTGTTGGATTCACAACTATCAAACCAGGAATCAACTTATCTTCAATAGATATCGGAGGAGCAGGTGTAGGTAAATTTTATGGTACAAGTGAAAAAGCTGAAAACTTACTTGTAAGTGGAGTAACGGTTGCGGCAAATCAATTTTTAAGAGCTGACGTAACAAGTACATCGACACAACAAATAATTATAAGCAATAACAAAGGTATACAAGTAGGACAAGATGCTATTGTTACTCTTGATGTTCAAGGGACGTCAGGTGTTATAACAAACTTAACTTCAGGTGCACCAATTGATTTCAAAGTCAATAATTTGGGTACACAAGCAAACGTAATTAGAATTGACTCTACAGAAAAGGTTGGCATCAATACTTTATCACCTGCCGAAGCACTAGATGTTTCAGGATCGATACAAACAAGTAACAATCTTATTGTCCAAGGTACAACAGATAGTGCAAGTATAGGCACAGGTGCTGTCAAAATTTCCGGCGGTGTTGGAATTGCTAAAAAACTTTGGGTAGGTACAGATCTTAATGTTGCTGGAACTAGCACAACTGGAACTATAGTTCCAAGTGCAACACAAACATATAATTTAGGTACAGCAGAAAATAGATGGTCAAGCGTTAATTCTGTAGAATTTAGAGGAAACTTAATAGGAAATGTTACAGGTACAGTCACAGGTGGTGCCGCAAACGCTAATAAATTAACTAGTTCAAGCACATTTGAATTGACAGGTGATGTAAGTTCCAATCAGATTACTTTTGATGGACAAACTGGTGGAACAACAAAAATATTTAATACTGCTATAAGCAACACATTTATTGCAAATAAAACTTTAGTCACAACTCCTAATAATGATGATGAAATAATTCTCAACAGAATATCTGGTGAAGACACAGGTGTGTTCAAAATTTCTCAACAAGCATTAGTAAGTTCAGTGCCAACTATACCAATCGGTACTATTGTGCCATTTGGTGGATTAACTATTCCAGGAGGTTGGTTATTATGTGACGGAAGTGAAGTATTGATTGCAAATTATCTCTCACTTTTCAACACAGTACAATATCAATTTAAAGATCAAAGCCAAGTAACTTCGGGTAGATTTGGTTTACCAGATCTAAGAGGTAGATTTCCACTTGGTGCAGATAACATGGGCGGAACAAGTGCAAACAGAGTTACAGATGTAAACGCAGACACTGTAGGATTAGGTTCTGGTTTTGAAGATAGAGTAATTGATGTTAAAAACTTACCTGAACACGAACACGATTTAAGATCACCCAAAGGTGCTCAGTTTTATGTTATACTTGATGACAGTGGTGTGCCACAAGATGCTGACACTATACAATATGATGCTCCTACAGGTACTAACGCAGGACAGGCAAGAACTTCATCAGGAGGTGTGCTTAACAGAAGAAACATTCAGTATAATCAACAAACGGGTGTTGAACAATATGAAACATTTGACATTACAGAATTAGGTACGCCATTAAATTTAATGAATCCGTTCTTGTCAATTAACTATATAATTTACACAGGAGTTGGGGGCTAATGGCATATCAAATTAACAAAACAAGTGGAGCACTTTTAGTCAATCTTGCAGACGGTCAAATAGATACAACTTCAACTGATATAACACTAATAGGAAAAAATTATTCTGGATTTGGTGAATCTATAAACGAAAACTTTGTAAAAGTTTTAGAAAATTTTGCTAATTCATCGGCTCCTACAAATCCTTTAGCAGGACAAATTTGGTGGGATACAGCGTCATCTAGAATAAAAGTTTATACAGGAACTGCTTGGACAACAGGTGGAGGTCCTATTGTGCAACCTACTAGACCTGACATGGTTGCAGGTGATATGTGGATTAACAATGAATCCAATCAATTATATTTCTTTGACGGTACAGATTTAGAACTTGCAGGTCCAATATATAATGCTTTCCAAGGACGTTCAGGGCCACAGGTTGTTACTGTGCTTGATAACACAGGTACAAGCAGAACTATTGTTAAGTATTGGGTTGGAGGTACACTTGTAGGCTTATGGAGCAAAATTGCATTTGTTCCACAAAATATAGATACTATTCCTAGTTTTACAGGTGATGTTGCAAAAGGTTTTAATGTTGTTGATGCAGATTTTGTGTTTGCTGGTACAGCCACTAGAACAAATTCATTAGTTGATTCTCAAGGAGTAATCAGAACAGCGGCACAGTTTTTAGCAAGTGATTCAGATGATTCAACAAGTGGTTCATTATCTGTAAGAAATAACAACGGAATAACAATAGGTCTTACAGACAACAATGTTATCAAAGTAACAAACCTTGGAGTTGTAAGCGAGAACAACGTATCAGGTGAAGATTACATAATTAGAATGACAACAAGTCTCGGTAAGCGAGATGCTGTTACTATCAAGTCTACGACTAGTAATATAGGAATTTATAATGATAATCCACAAGCAACTTTAGATGTAGGTGGTGATGTTAGGATCAGTGGCAACCTTGTTGTAAGTGGTACACAAACAAACATTGATGTTGACACTTTGCGTGTTAAAGACAAACAAATAGAATTAGCAAGAGGTGAAGACAGCACAATTTTAGATGATTCACAAGTAGACGAAGCTGGTATTGTTGTACAATCCAGTGGTGGAAACAAAGAATTTATTTGGAGAAATGCAGTAAACGCCTGGACAACAAACGTAAGTTTGAATATGACAGGCACAGCAAAATTAAAATATAATGGTGTTGATCTAATTGATGGCACAAGTGCTCCAGGTATTACTTCTATTGGTAACTTGACATCAGCAAACATAGGAAACATGAGCTTTAGTGGTATTACTATTGCAACTGGTACTAGTTCAGGCAGTAATGGTTTACTGCTTGATTTAGCAGGAGATATAAGCCTTAATACATCACGTAAAATAAGAAACGTGCAAGATCCTGTGTTGGCACAAGACGTTGCTACAAAAGCCTATGTAGATAGCAGTATTGATTTAGAAGTTATTCCTTTGACATTAGATATTACAGGATTGGGTGCAGGAGGTACACTAAACACCAATATTGCAACAATTATAAACGATATTGCTCCTGCAACTGTAAAAAGAGATGGTACTGAAGCAAGAGTGCATTGTACATCCACTGTGGGTGCAACTGCTACTCTTGAAGCCGCAAATTTGAACGCAAGTTTTAATAAAAGTTTAGAAACAGTGCAAAAATTAGATGGAAGTGGTAATGATGACGGTTCAGCTTCTGTAATTGGAGACGCAACATTTAACAATGTAACGGGTGCAATTACATCAACAGTGGCAAGATCACTTAAATTATTTAGAGTAAACAATGGATCCTGGGAGTATGTGCAAGACTTAACTCCGGGCAATTTAATATAAATACATGTAACACATGATTAGGGGTTAATAAATGGCGTACATAATAAACTTAACAAACGGTACACAGTTAACTTCTGTAGAAGACGGAACCATTGATCAGAGTACAACGCTCAAATTAGTGGGTAAAAACTACGCTGGTTACGGTGAAATACAGAACGAAAACTTTGTGCATTTGCTAGAAAACTTTTCAAGTGCTAATCAGCCTGCAAGTCCTTTATCAGGACAAATTTGGTTTGATAGTGCAGTTAAAAAATTAAAATTTTACGACGGAACTAAATTCCGAACAACAGGTGGTGCTGAAGTATCAACCACTCAACCAGTTGGACTAACGACTGGAGACTTTTGGTGGGATACAACTAACAATCAATTATATGCACAAGACTCAGCAGGTGGATTTGTCCTAATCGGTCCACAGAGTATAGGTGATACAGTTTCTGCAATGGTTACCGGGCAGGTACGCGATACTGGTGGTCTAAACAGAACAATTATCAAAGGTACAGTTGAAGATGCTGTAATTTTTGTCATAAGCAGTGCAGAATTTACAATTGATGCAACAGATACAAGTAATACTATATCAGGATTTGATACAATCAGGCAAGGTGTTACTTTAAGGAATACAGGATCAGGATCAAACGGCATTACTTCTAGTGCCCATAGATTTTACGGTACAGCTACAAACTCTGAAAGATTAAACGGACAACCTGCCAATGCTTATGCACTGGCTGGCAACGCAAATTTCACAAGCGTTGTGCGTTTTGGTGATGACGGATACACAGTAGGTAATGCAAATGATTTAAAAATCTTTATCGATAGTACAGGTACAGGTAACGAAGGTGTAATACAAAACACCACAGGACAAAAAATAAGATTCAAAGTACAATCATCTGGCGGTGTAGCTACTGAAGTGTTTGAAATACAGGCTGTTGGACTAATACCAACAGTAACAAATACATTTGATATTGGAGATGTCAATTACAAATGGAGAAATATTTACGCAACATCATTCAATGGGCTGGCAACAAACGCTGTAAACTTACAGGTTGGTTCAAACTATAGAACAGGTGATGTAAATGCAACAAACAATACTGTTGCAGTAAGAGATTCAAGCGGTAATTTAGCCGCGAATACGTTCAATGGTATATCTACATCAGCCAAATATGCTGACTTGGCAGAAATGTACGACACAGATCAATCATATCCTGTTGGTACATGTATGGCAATAGGTGGAGACAAAGAAGCTACAGCAATTGACAAAGCAGATAGTGATATATGTATAGGCGTGATAAGTACAAAGCCTGCATATTTAATGAATGCTGAAGCAGAAGGACAAGCTATTGCACTTGTAGGAAGAGTACCGGTTAGAATTACTGGGCCTGTTAAAAAAGGCGAAACAGTATTTGTAGCTAAGAATGGTACAGCAAGTGTTGATGGTGAAGGCCAAAGGGTTGGTATTGCATTAGAAGATAACGACAGGCACGAAGAAACATTAGTTGAGTGTATTTTAAAGTTATAAAGTATAAGGAAGTATTATGGCAGTAGGCGATATAATTACAGCGGCAAGGTACAACATCATACGTGCAAGGATTGCCGCAGTATTAGGTTTAGGATCAGGTGATGAAGGTTACGGACAAGCAGTAACAAGTAAAACTATATCCGCGGGAAAAACTGTGACAGCAACAGACATGGAAGATTTATATTCTGACATGGTAAAATGTAGAGTGCATCAAACAGGAACCACACCAACAGAAATTGTAGAACCTTTGATAGGAGATACAATAGAAGATTCTAATACAGTAACCAAAAAAGGTTATGTACAATACGAAACATTAAGCGTAACTTGTCAATCATCAAGATTACTAGCTGATTCGTCTCAATTAGGTTTACAAGCAGGTACATCAAGTGTTAGAACTGCAAATTGGTCTACAGATATAAACCATATAGTAACTGTAACTTTTGGAGGATACTCTGTTACAAACGGAGATGGTACAGTAACAACAATAAGTGGTGCAGATCACATGCGTGTGTTTTTCAATGCAGGCGGAACAATCAATTTCAGCGGTACAATTGGTCCTGGTAGTTCAACAATCAACAATGACTGGAGAAACTTGATGACATCAGTTGGTACTGTAGTGTTTGATAGAGATAATACAAGCAACGGTTCAACAGGAACATCATACGGTTATGTAAATTTACCTACAAGCTATGTTACACTTTTCAATAAAACTGCAAGTGCATACGGAGCCAATGATTATCTAGTTGAAGGTCAAAAGAATGGCGCTGTGTTAACTTTTAGAATTACATTCAATGAAGATAAAGGTCCAAATCCAAACTTTGATGAAGCTGTAACAGCCACAACCACAAGCACAGTTCAATTAAATCGCCCAAATAATTCAAATTCAGTTAATATTGGGGCACCAGCTTTCGCAACCACCGACAATTTATAAGGTTAAATATACTTACTATTATATAGGAGTATAATTATGGACGAGTCTTTGGAAAAAGCACTAGAATTTTCCAATTACATGGTTACCTTAAACAATCAAAAAAGGATTCTAAAAGAAGAATACCTTGAAAGTTTAACAATGTATCAGAATGGTGGAAAGTTTACCATTACCAAAGAATTCTTTTCATTCATCTGTAATCTACATAGCCTTGGAGTAGACAAAAGTGTAGTGATAGATGATAATGAAAATCCTATTCTAATTGATGACCTTTCAAAATTCATGGAAGACATGAAGATTCAATATGTAGAAGAATCTTACAAGTATTTAGAAAAGTATAAGAAGATGGTAGACAAAAGAAGTGTGGAAAGTTTAGTTGATGTCTAATGGAGTTTTATGCTTTGCAAATAATAATGGAAAAATTGACTATTTAAAACAAGCAATATTCCTTGCAACTAGAATAAAAAAACATTTTAATCTTCCTACATCATTAGTCACGTCAAGTAAAAGAGATCTTGAACATGTATACAAAAAAGATCTTGCTATTTTTGATAAAATAATAGAAGTAGAAGATAATAACGAAAATCAAAAACGATATTATGATGGATCGCTTACATACAAGCGTTTATATTTTAAAAATGCAGGAAGAATTAATAGTTTTGATCTAAGTCCTTATGAAAACACAATGGTTATGGACACGGATTTTGTTGTCTGCAATGATAAATTGTTAAATGCTTTTAATCTACTACCTGATTTTCAAATTTATCAGAAAGCTGTTGACTTGTGTCCTTGGAGATGTTATCCGGAATTTACATATATCAATGATACAGGCATAAAATTTTATTGGGCTACATGCTTTTTCTTTAGAAAGACTAAAGAAACAAAATTATTCTTTGATTTACTAAAAAATTTAAAAGAAAATTGGTTACACTACAGCAAAATTTACAATTTAGGAAGTAAAAATTTTAGAAATGATCATGTGTTCAGCATTGCTATTCATATTATGAATGGTTTTACAGAAAGTGACTGGGCAAAAGAACTTCCAGGAACTATGTATTACACTCTTGATAGAGATCATGTTGTTAGTATGGACAAAGATGACATGAAATTTTTAGTTGAAAAGGAAAATTATTCAGGTGAATATACTTTAGCTTCAACAAGAAAATCAAATGTGCATGTAATGAACAAGTTCAGTCTCGAAAGGATTATATCATGAAAGGATATATGATGTTTGCTAGAGGTAAGAACTATGTGCAACAAGCATGTATGTGTGCTATGAGCCTTAAAGCAACACAAGAAATATCTAATGTTAGCATAGTAACTGATGATACTATTCCAAGCAAGTATATAGGACTTTTTGATCATATTTTTAATGTACCTTGGAGAGATGATAA